CTCCGGCTGGATTTGTAATATTATATTTATCGGTTAAATCATCTGTGTCAGGTTTACTAGGTACGAAATCATCTTCTTGAAAAACCCCCCCAGGTCCGCCACCCTGTACAATAATACCAGTTAAATCAAAATTATCAGTTCCCTTATTAGCAGGCATTTGAATTTTAACTAGTCCATCTTTTGCACTTTGTTTTGGACAATGTAAGGTTACAAATTTAGGATTTTCTGGTGTTGCTGGTACAAATATTTGCATAGTAATATCAAATGCGCTAAATGTCCCCCCTTGTTGTCCTGTAAAAGCAAAACTTTGAATATTAAATAAATCGCTATTTCCTGTAGTACCTAAACTTAAAACATATTTTTTACAATCTGGTTTAGGTATATTTTGAGCTGTAGGTGCAGTTTCATCTGTGTATGTAAATGCTGGATCAGTAAAACCATTTACTAAATAATAACCAAAACTAATTTCAAAATCATCGTTTTGATCGGTAATATCAATTCTTCCTGTAATTGGGTTTGTATGTCTAGTATCACAAAAAACTGAATTAATACTTAAAACATCATTATTTTCTAATGTTAAAGATTTGTCTAATACAGTTGAATATGTTCCTGGTATATTTGAATTAATTATACTATCTTGTTCTCTTAATTGTATAAAGTTAACATTTGACATTTTTATTATCTAGTTATTATTTATAATATTATAAAAAAAAAACAAAAGAAAACTTTAAAAAATAGTTCAAGCATATGAGATAAGATAACCTCCATTAACAATTTCTAATTGCTTAACAACTTCGCCAGTGACTTCAAGTCTGTAATTTTCGTTATGTGGTCTAAATGTTTGGTTATCTGGAAAAAGGTCACGTTGAAATTCAATTTTAAGTTCTTGGATTTTTTCACCTACGTAAACACCAAAAAATGATTGCTGGCCTTGTTTGCCGAGCAAAGTAGTATCATTTAAAACTGGTATACCATCATTCATTTGAATGTGGCTGTCTTCGTGTAAATTAAGATTACCCCAAGTATCATTTAATAGGGCAAGTTCTCTATTAGGGCCTTTAACTCTATCCCTAGGCAGGATATTGCGCCCGTTGACAGTTACTTGGTATTCATGGCGTAAACCAAAAATAGAGGCATATGGCCCGTATCCAATTGCTTGATTGGCGTTAAACATACGAGCATTTGAGGCATTACGTTTTGCAATTACAATTCTTTGAAGGTTTTTATTATTAAAACCATTTACTTTTGCAACAGTAGGGAGTGTGCCCGTTGCAGTAGCATCAGTAATGTTTCCATCTTGGAAAAAATTATCTTGTTCATATTCGACCCATTGAACGTTTTTAAGTTGTCCTAATAAATCACGTTCTACTTTTTCATCGTGTACTCTATCAACAACAAGTACGGGGCGTTTTGGAACTGGGGCAGCAACAGCTAGATTGGTAGTTGTACATAGTTTATCGGGGTTACTTTCATACTCAATAACAAGTCTAAGTTGTTTAAATACTTTATCGGATAAAACAGGTACTTGGTTAAGCATTTGTAAATGCTCATTTAATTGAAGGAGGGCGTCTCTAGTTGCTTGTGGTAAATCAGCTGCATCCATTTGTAAATTTAAATCATTTTTTACAACTGTTTTTCTAGAATATTTTGTTGCTCCATTTGCACCAAAATAGAAATTTCTATATCCTATTTTATTAAAATTTGTTATTCTTCCATATTCTGCATTATAATCATTTTTTTCTCTGAGTAGCATAAAACTCATTAAATCATTAAAATTTCTTTGTTGAGTTATAACATTTCGACCATCATATAAAAAAATATGTTTGATGTGGGCAAGTGCTCCAACATTTGCAGGAGGGTCTAATGCATTAGCTGATGATTGACCTACATTTCCTAGCCTAATATTAGGTAATACTGAACCGTGGATTTTAAATTCAGTTTGGCTAGAACTATGGCCTGCTGGTTCTAAAATTTCAGTTTTAACAGCTTGGGATGTGTATAATTGGTAATTATCGGATTGAGACATTTTAATTTTTATTTTATAAAATGAAAATATAAAAAAAATAAAAAAAAATCTTTTTTATAAAAAAGATTAATCAAAAAAATAGTTTAAGGTCATCCGATCGGATTAATTTTTTTAGTCTTTTTGATTAATCTTTTTTCTAAAAAGATTTACATATTAAATTTAGTATGAAAATAAAGATACATTAAATAATTGTTTCCTGATGATACAGCAGATTTTACCTGGACGCTGAATTTTTCATTTGTTAAATCAACATTATCGTTAAAATCAACACCTACACCAAATACTGAATTACCTTTAACATTATTAGGGCTAGCATCTGAACTACCTTTATTTTTTAATGATTGTAGGTATCCATCTAAAAATTGCCCGTAGTCATCTAGAACGTATTGTGTTAATTGATTAGTTGAATTATTAAATAAAAATTGAACTTCTTGGAGGTCGGGAGGGCTTTCAAGTGCGTTGTTATCACTATTAATTTGGTTTTCTTTGCTTAGTTTCATAAATGAAGCACTAACAGCATTACAAACAGCGGGCACACGAGAGCCGACATTTGAAAAACTTGAATTTAAAACATGTTTAATAGGTACAACACTTTCACAAGTAACCTGAGGCACTGGGCTAGGGTCGACAGTTCTATAGGTAAGTCTAAATTCACTTATTGAATAATTAGAAGCATTAACTTGACCGTTACCTTGAATAACATTCGCATCCCTAGCAAGATTTACTGAAACACGTACGGTATTATTTACCCTTGACATTTGGAGATTATCAGACATTTTATTTAAAACACAAAGGGGTCGCATTGAAAAATCTAAATTAATAGGTACACCGTTGCCCCCATTGTGTCTAATAGCGTGGCCGGTTGAATATCCAATAGCTACGTCGGTAGATGGTGCCTTTAGTTCACATAATTCAGCACTATCAAAATAATCGTCCATTGATTTTGTAGCACTTTGAACCATATGCACGTATCTAGGATAATCTGAACTAATATTCTCAACCGTTGAACCATCAACTTTAACAGAAATTCCCTCAATTAAACTATGAACCCCAATTCTTTTATTCATATATATCTCATCTGTAAGAACGGCACGTGTGCTTCCTGTGCTATTTATTTGTAAAAGACCTTCCAAACGTACACTTCCACCTACTAAATTTCTATCGGTAGAGATTACAAAATCAACTGTATCAAATTCTCCAAATGAGCTTTTATTTGCTTCTGGTTCTACACTATGATAAACTAAAGACATTATTAACTTTATTTAATATATTTATATTTTACTTTAGAAAAAAAATAAAAAAATTAAAACAAAACTTTTAATAAAAGTTTTAAATCAAAATTACTATAAAAATTATCTAGTCTTTTTGATAGAACTTTTTTTTAAAAAGTTCAAAAGTTTTTTTTATAGTACTTTAGTTTTTTCAGTATAAATTAAAATATCTTGTAATTTATTAGCGGCTGATGCATTTAATTCAAGTTCTACCATTTTCATTGATTTTGTAATTGGTAGGGGTTCAGTAATTTGTAAAAAGTCACGAAGAATGTCTCGTCCTGTCCCATCATTATTAAAAGAAGTCGCAGTACCATCACCATTAATATTTTCAATTTGTTTACCTGTTAAATTTTTAACTTTTTCCCCACTATTTTCATAATATCTAAGTAATCTATCGTGTGATAAATCTGTTCGTACAAAAATATTTCTATTTGTTAGGAGTTCACCATTAACAGAAACACGGCTATCAGAATAATCAGCATTTGATAATTTACCAGTACTACCATTTGGAGTAATGACGAGCATAGAATATGCTTCTGGTAGAAGTTCATAATTTTTTCTGAAATTTTGACGACCTCCAGCAGAATCGCGTTCTAAATCATAAACTGACCACTCTAATTTAGGGAGATTAGCGGGGATTTTATCTTTTGATAAGGCGTGCAGGGTTAATTGAGCTTGGTTCATTACAAAGCTTGAAGTAATATCAGCATTAGCAATTGGTTGAATTTTTAAATCATTAGCAACAGCACCATTGCCCCAAGAATTTTTGAAGGTTAATTGAACTCTACCATTTGCAGGGTTATGTGTTATATTAGTAATAGTATTATGAAGAACCGCAGTTTGAGCAGCGCTTAAGGCGCCTATGGTTCCGGTTCCGGCTGGATTGTCGGCTACTGGTACAGCTCTAACAGGCATACCTATATAAAAAGGTAGGTGTTCTTGGTAATCAGTATTGTAAAGTTTATTTAAAAATAATTGTGTTTTATCTCCTGCTGTTGCATCATTCAAAATTTGGCCGTTATTATTTAAGTTATAATATGCAATATCATTATTATTAGATGATGCAGATATTCTTGATAAATCAAGCTCGCAACTGAGACGACACCGGCCTAAACGACGGGTATCGAACATATCTTCTTTACCTACATTTAAAAGGTCTTTTAATGGAATTCGAACTTCTTTTTCAAGAGCTTTGGAAGCTGTACCTGTATTTGCAGTTTGGTCTTCACAAGTAGCTTGGATTAAAGGAGAGATATGGCCGAATGCTTCTTTATCACGGCAACCCATTAAACCAAATACGGCTTCGCTCATCATTTCTTTTTCATTTTGTAAAAATGCCCTTTGATTTAATCTTAAAATGTTTACGTCTCTGAGTTCTTCAACTCTACCAGCATTAGAGCTTGACATTTGAGCATTTCTGACTAACGCTACTGGAGACACATAATGTGCAATGTTAACATCGGTGGCTGATTTATGATTAAATCTAAGGTCTGTATTAAAAACAGCGTCGGATGTGGCAGCTGCGGGGGCTCCACCTGCTGTAATTACAGCAGATGATTTAACCCGAACAGACATATAAGATTTTGAGAGGTCTAGGACTTCTCCTTCTGGAATTTCGAAATTTAATAAGTTTTGTGTTTCTGTAATATCATTACTTTCAATTGAATTGACTTTAAAAATTTTATCCATATTTAAGTTTTATTAATTTACATTATAAAAAAAAATTGAAAAAAAAATACTTTTAATTAAAAAAAAAAATTTAAAAGTTCAAAATAAAATATTAATCTTATGCTCCAATACTATAAGCGCTAGAAACTTGTGCTACGGGATCGGCTTTTAAACGTCTTGCTCCAAACACACCACCTAAAAAACTAGCTAGACCTACACCTGCGGCTACGACGTCCCCTAGTATATCCTCTGGTCCTCCTTCTTCTGCATCTGTTTTAGCTGCGTCTTCGCCTCCTTTTTCTAAAGCTGACTTTATACTATTTTTACCTACTAATTTACTTTCTGCATTTTCAGCATTTTCTGTTGCAATTTTTTTATATACTTGAGTTTGACTTTTCAACTGTCCCGCTATATCATCTGTATCACCAAGGGTTCTTGTAATATTTGAAACTAATTTTTGAGCCTGAGGTTCTGCATCCTGTTCTAAACCTTCGTATTTTGTTAATTGTTTTTCATAAGTGCTAGTATTATTTTGGTATCTATCAAATTGGTCGCCTCCTGTATCAGCCTGCTCCATCATTGGTCTTGTTTCTGAATTAAATGCTCGTTGGGTTTCTGGTTTAAGTGCATTATATCGAGTTTTTAAGGCGCCTTTTATTGAACCATATGCATTTCTAAAATCTTCTTTTGATAAACTCGCGATAGTGTCTTCTTCTTCACCTCCAAGCGCTGATTTAACAGATTGTTTTGCATCTCCAACAACTTGTTGAACTTTTTTTTGTCCTTCTTTTTTGAAGAAATTAACAACTCCTTTGACCCCTCCATTTTTTTTATAGGCATCTTGTACTTCAAGCACTTTTTTAACTGGAAGTTTTGATTTTTCAGCTATTTTTTTAACTCCTGTTTTTAATAAATCGATTGAGTGGTCCATCCCCGCACTTTCTAATGGATCGGTCAAAGTTCTAATTTTTTCCCTAGCTTCAGAAACTAAGTTATTTGCTTCATCTTTTAAACTGATATTTTCGCGTCCCACGCTAGTGGTTAGTGCTGCGTAATTGGATAAGTTTTCCATTTTTATTATCTAGTTATTTTTTATTTAATAATATATATTTTAATTAATAATAAATAATAAAAATGAAAAAACTTGAATTCAGAAAGGTAAAAGATAAATCAGATAAATATGCAACTAAAAAAGACGTTATATTTAATATACCATTTAGAATTTGTATAGTGGGCAGAACTGGGGCAGGAAAGACTTCAGGTTTATGCTCATTATTACTAGATGAAAATTTTTATAAAAAAGATTTTGAAGGTCGTAATATTTATTTATTTAGTCCTATGGTAAATGATTTTAAAATGGAACAATTAGTTAAATGTAAAGATATACCTGATTTAAATATATTTCAGGAGTTAGATGAACAATTATTAGGTGCTTTATATGATAATTTAACAGAACAATTTGAATTAGAAAACATGAAATTTGAAAAGGTATTTAATAAATTAATTATTCTTGATGATTTAAGTTTTGATGGTTCTTTGCGTAAAGGGCTGTTTAATAATGTTAATAGAATATTTTGCAATGGTCGAAAACATAATATAAGCATAATTATTACTTCTCAATTTTATACTCATATTAGCCCCGTTTGTCGTTCAAATGCATCTGGTTTAATATTATATAATATGAGCGATAGACAGCTAGATAATGTAAGCGATGAAAACAACTATTTAAAAAATAAAAAAGAATTTAAAAAAATGTTTCGTCATAATGTTATAGAAAAGCATGATTTTATGGTAATTAATTATTCAAATAGTAGACAAGAAGGATTATATTTAAATAATAATTTTAAAAAAATAGGTTAATTTAATTTAATGTGCTCCAGTATGATCTACGTTTCCTGGTTGTTTCAAATTTTTGAACAGGTGGGCCGGGACTTGTTGATTTTGGCGCTACTACTGGTTCTGGTTTTGGCGGAGGTTGTACAACAACTGGTTCTGGTACTTGGTTTATTTGTTGCACCTCTGGTTTTGATAACTCGGGCTTAGGTGTGCTTACAGGTTTATTTTCTTGTGTTTTTTTGTTATTTTCTTTTAGTAATTTAATTTCTTGTTTTAATCTTGTTATTTCTTCTTTTTCTTGTTCTGTTTGCTCTTTGGGTTTTTTGCCTGCTTTTAATTCTTTCATAGCTTCTTTTAATTGTTTTATCTCTTCTTCTAGATTAGGGCGATTGCTTTTTTCAAAAATATCTTGTTCTATTATTTTTTCAACATCTGTTTTTTGTTTACTTTTAATTATCTTTTTTGCCATCGCACTTTTCTGCCGATTTAATTTTGCGGTTTCACGCCCTCGTTGCAAATTGGCAAGCAAAACCTTGCGCCTTTCTTCAGTCATAGGTTTTCTAACCTTTTTTGGCTTTTTTTCAACTGGTTTTAATTCGGGTTCAATTAATGGTTGATTAATATTATCTTCAGTTTTCTCAAAAATTTCTGACATTATTAGATTTATTACTATTTATTAGAAAATAAATTTTGTGATAAAAACAAATAAAATGTAAAAAAAAGATAAAAAAAAATAATCTAGCAAGTACTAGAATTCGAATTCACAAAATTTTTATGTTTTTTACTTTTTAAATGTCTTGCTTTATCTGATTTTCTAAAAACTGAACCACATTCACAGGTCATTTTTAATTTTCCTTTTTCTGCTATTTTTAGTTTATTTTTTGGATAATATTGTTTTGCTTTTTCTAATATAAGTTGTTTATTTTTTTCATATTGTTGTTTTGTTTTTTCTTTATTTTTTTTATAATGTTGTTTTTTTCTTTCTGCTATTTTATCTTTATTTTTTTGTTGATATTCTTTTCTTTTTTCATTTATTTTTTGTTTATTATCTTTATGATATTCTTTATTTTTTTCTGCTATTTTTTCTTTATTTTTTTCATAGTATTCCTTTCCTTTTTCTGCTATTTTATCTTTATTTTTTTCATAATGTTGTTTTATTTTTTCTTTATTATTTTCTGTCCATTTTTTATTATATTTTTTTATTTTTTCTTTATTAACTTCATACCATTCTTTTCTCGTCCTAGTTGGGATTACCATATTAACACAATCGTTATTTTCTATATAAAATCTTTCTCGTTTTTCTAATTCATATCTACATTCACAAGGATATTTTTCAACTAATATTATTTTACATTCTTTCAAATCAACACCTAATTTTTTTGACATACAATCATTATGTTTTGAACGGTGTTTATACATTCTTTTATGTAATGGTTGAGTTGTTGAACCATAATATATTTTATTATTTTCATTGTTTACAATTTTATAAATCTTTCCGTTTTTATAATCTATTGGCATCGTCCCTTTTTGTCCCTTTCTTTACATATTTTTATTAATTTTTTCTTATATTAATTTATGAATTGCTTTTAATTAGGAAGGTCAAAACAGCCATCCCTCTCATTAAAATTTGTGAGCCATCGATTCTTAAAATTCTCGCCTTCATATTTCTTATTGTTGTATCTTCTAAAACAGTTATATAATAAAGGTTATTTGGCTCGTACTCGACTGTGCGTACAGAACGGTCTGTTATCTGTGGAATTACCCCTATTATATTTTGTCTATGTCCTTCGTTGAAGCTCTCAATTGGGATGCTTCTTAATTCTACTAAATATGATACGTTGCTCAGGGTAGCCCTAAATATTTCATTTGCTGTAAATATTGCTTTGGATCCTAGTGTTGCTGTTGTAATATCAGATTTATATCCAAAAAATGTGGCGAGTTCAACGTTTAATGTTAAAACATTAACAGTTCTATCTGCTCCAGCTCCACTAGGTGGATTATTTACGCCTAGTTCTGTATCATTAATTGTATCGCCTGTTTCTAAATCTATATTTGAGGTTAAAGCTATATATGGATCATACATAAAGCGCAGTTTTCCAACTCTTATATGGTCTTGATTTCCTTGAAATGTGAAGAATGGATATAAAACAGTCTTATTATCATATGGCACATCAAATAAAAGTTGTGTTGTATCAGGATTTGATTTATAAACTCTTGCTTGAATTCTACCTTGATTTATTGATAATTCTAATTGGTCATTTTCGTTACTGGTCCCAGTTGTTTTACTTGGCGCGGACCCACTATCCCCTTCGATTACATTTTTAACCTTTCTTTTATAGTTAGTGCCATTTCGAACAAATTTAATATAATAAGTTTGTTGCGCTTCAGTCATATTTGGAGCATTTTCCCAATCTGCCGGGTTAATTTCGGATAATCCAAATATAAAGCCATTGTCTTCTGCTCCTGTTCCAGTATCTACATAATTTCTTATATTACATCTCACAACTTTTGAACCAAACCCAAATGGAATAGTTTGAAACATTTTAGCGCTGTCATCTGTAGTATTTGGCTGGCCTGCTGGTTTTCTAAGTGTTAGATTGGTATGTTCCATATTTATTAAAACTGCTCTATTATTATCTTGTAAAGTTGGGAGAGTGGTGAGAGATGATCTAAAGTATCCTATCTGGGTCTTATCCGCTACATCATCGACGGAAGCCGTAAATTGCGTTCCTAATTCTTTACCGGCAACTAAACCAACACTATTATTTAATTTTAATTCAATATCTTCAAATAATTCGTCTACGTTTTCGTTATGGTAAAAATCATGTTGTATATTGATAGTTTTTTCATTGCCTGCAGAAATTTGAAATTTTAATTCGTCATTGGCTGCGGTAACGTTCAATGTATTTATAACACTACTAAACGATGCAGATTGTAAAGCAATTTCGTCACCTTTTTTAACTGTTATTTGGTCGGTGCTAAAATCATTATCAAATAGCCCAGCGTTATCTTCTGATGTAATTCTTACTAATTTCATTATATATTTATTATTTATTATATACTAGAATTAAAAAAAATTAAAATAAAAAACTAAAAAAATTTAATAAAATAAATGAGCATCAAAATCACTATTTGCGCTAAAATCATTATTTGTTATAGTCATTTTAATAAATTTAGGTACATAGTCAGGAATTCGAATTTGTTGAAATAATCCATCATTAACAGCCTGTTTAAATGTTGTATTCAAAGTTGAATAACTGCTATTATCAGCACTTACTAAGAAATTAACAATAAAATCTCCTGCATCAACTGAGCCGGACGAAGATTTAACTAAAAAGGTTAATCCATTAGCTGGCGATTTAATAATTTCTGTTGCTGCGCTGGTATGTGTATCACCACCGCTATTAACTGTTTCACCATCAAACATTTGAACTGTGGTTAATGCCGTGTGTGTTTGCATTGCTTCAACAGCAGTTTCAATTGCTTCACTATCTACTTTAATAGTATCTAGGACTGCATCAATTTCACCTAATTTTGTTAAAGCATTATCTTGAACACCATCAAGAGTATCTATTTTACCCTCAATACTTGTTAATGATGCTTCTAAAGTATCTAATTTACCATTGGTAGTGCCTTGAAGTGTGCTTGTAGCAAAACCAGAGATATTACCACTTGAAATATTTACATTTACTTTATTTGACCCTACACAAGCCTCTAGAACATCTACACCTGTATCAATATTTCCGAGATGAACTTCTGCGGCTGCTAGAGTTGTTTCAGTTGAAGCACCACTTGGTAAAGCGCTCGAAACAACATCTACCTGCATTTCATTGCCACTAATAGCATTATCTAAAACTTGCACTGCTGTTTCAATATTACCCAGATGAACTTCTGCTGCTGATAGAGTTGATTCTGTAGCAAAACCAGAAATATTACCACTTGATATATTTACATTTACTTTATTTGACCCTACACAAGCCTCTAGAACATCTACACCAGTATCGATATTTCCGAGATGTGTTTCTGCTGCTGCTAGTGTGGTTTCTGTAGCAAAACCAGAGATATTACCACTTGAAATATTTACATTTACTTTATTTGACCCTACACAAGCCTCTAGAACATCTACACCAGTATCAATATTTCCGAGATGTGCTTCTGCTGCTGCTAAAGTTGTTTCAGTTGAAGCACCACTGGGTAAAGCACTTGAAACAATATCGCATTGCATTTCATTTCCTGCTATAGCATTATCTAAAAGTTGAACAGCAGTTTCAATATTACCTAAATGAACTTCTGCTGCTGCTAAAGTTGCTTCTGTTGAAGCACCACTGGGTAAAGCACTTGAAACGATATCGCATTGCATTTCATTTCCTGCTATAGCATTATCTAAAAGTTGAACAGCAGTTTCAATATTACCAAGGTGTGCTTCTGCTGCTGCTAAACTTGATTCTGTAGCAAAACCACTAATATTACCACTTGAAATATTTACATTTACTTTATTTGACCCTACACAAGCCTCTAGAACATCTACACCAGTATCAATATTACCAAGGTGTGCTTCTGCGGCTGCTAGAGTTGCTTCTGTGGATGCTCCAGATGGTAAAGCACTTGAAACGATATCGCATTGCATTTCAGAACCTGATATAGCATTATCTATTAATTGAACTGCAGTTTCAATATTACC